CTGACGGCGATTTAGGGAAAGCGGTGGGAATGATCGAACCGCCGCCGGCCGACCGCATCGACCAACAAAAAGAGGGTGAGGTCAGGATTAAAAATCTCAAATCAGGAAAACAGCAAACCGTGGAGCTGGACGATAACGGCAATGTTCTTGTCACGTCGCCGAACGGGATTGTTCACATCAACCCGGTTTAAGCCATGCCACTAATTGCTCGACTTGGAGACACATCAACACACGGCGGCGCGATCATTACGTCGGCCAGTAAAAGCAAGTGCGAGGGCGAACTAATCGCACGGAAAACCGACATTCTCGATTGTCCGATTCATGGGCCTAATCCGATTGTAGAGCACTCGACCAAGATGCTGTGCGAGGGGCTTGAGGTGGCGCGGCACGGTGATGCGACGGAATGCGGGGCCAGGCTGATCTCCGGCGCAACAAAGAGCTTTGACGAATGACAAATGCCCCAACAGACATAGCTTATGAGCAAGATGCTGACGGTATTTTTGATCTAGCCGTTGATGCTGACACGCGTGACTGGAGCATGACGCGAGGGCTAGACTCGGCTCTCTTCGTCTCGATCTTTTCTGACGCGCGGGCATTTTCCGACGAGGTAGCTGATCCAATGCGCAGACGCGGCTGGACCGGCGATCTGGTTTCTGACGTCCCCGAAGATCGTCACGGGTCGACACTTTGGTTTTTCGAGCAGGCGAGATCTGATCGGTCGGAAGACATCAGGCAATCTGTTTATGACTCTTTGGAATGGCTTATAGATGTCGGTCTCATAACCTCCCGCGAGGTTTCTGTCGCGCCTAGTCCAGCATCTCGACTAATGGAAATACAAGTAACTCTCTACCTAATCTCTGGCGGCTTAATTCGCCGAGCTTTCACAATAGCTCAAAACACTCAATCTAGAGTCTTAGCGGATATCTAATGCCCTTAGAAATACCAACACGATCAGAAGTTGCGTCCCAAGGCCAAGCTTACGTCCGCACGGATGCACCGGAGCTTGATCCGTCGACGTCTCGCCGGTCCTACGTGGGCGGCATGGTCAAAGCGTTTATGCTGGCCCTTCATGACTGGTACGTGGCGCTGAGAAAGGCCACTCTCGAATTTTTCCCGCAGACGGCGACGGGCGGGTCAGCTGACGGGTTCTTGGAAAATGGGTGGTGGGTCGACATTACAGGTCTGACGCGCAACCCAGCGTCAGCGGCACAAGGGCGAATAGCGATCACCGGCACAGCTGGGACATCTCTACCCCGGGGATCAGTGTTAACGGCAGGCAATCAAAGTTATACCGTGGACTCGGCTATAGGGATTGCTGCTCAGACTCTCACAATATCCAGCCTCACACGATCTGGCACGACAGCCACGGCTGAGACGGCAGCTGCGGAGCACTTTCTTACAACGGGCATGTCTGTCGTAATTTCAGGGGCGGCTGAGAGCGACTATAACGGCACTTACACGATAACCGTGACGGCCGCGAATGAATTCACATACACCGTTTCCGGATCCCCATCTACACCGGCAACTGGATCTCCGATCGCATCGGTTACTTACGGCGTTGGTGATATTACGTGCGGCGTCACTGGTGTAGCAGGCAATCTTGACGCCGGCGCAACGCTCACGATCTCATCACCTCCGGTTAATGTGGATGCGACGGCGTATGTCACGTTTGGCGCCATCGCTGGCGGGGCAGAGCAGGAGGCAGTCGAAACCTATCGCGAGCGCATCATTGAGGCGCTGGGCACAGACTATGGGATGTTCTCTGCTGCAGAAATCAAGATCGTTGCAAAGCAAATTACGGGCGTCACGCGGGTGTGGGTAAAAGAAGCCACGGAAGGCGGATCGAACGGCGTCCTTGAGGGGCAAGTTAAGATTGCTTTCGTCCGAGATGGCGACTCCAACATATTTCCGTCTGGCTCTGAGGTGACGACCGTTAAGAACCACATCGTTGACTTGATCAAACCAGCGCACACAGCGACAGAGGACGTGGTTGTCCGAGCGCCAGATGAATTGGCCGTTCCAATAACGTTCACGGCTCTTTCTATCGACACGCCAACCATGCGGGCAACCATCCTCGCTCGACTTGAACAATTTTTCAAAGAAGCTGTTGCTTACGAGACTGACATCCCTCTTATCGATATCGAGTGCGCGATCAAGGACGCGTACAGCGTCGAGGACAGATCTGCTCCTATATCGTTCACGCTATCGGCGCCGCCGGGCGCGACGACCGTATCGACGAATGAACTACCAACGCTCGGCACGGTGACTTGGCCATGAGTAGAGGCTGGATGACACCACGCGATGCTTGGCCGGCGCTTTTAGCTCACACACCAAGTGGGTGGGCGTGGAGTGGATTCAGGGTTCCGGGAAAAACGGCATATCGGTTTTGGAAGGCGGTTTCGTCGTCCCTAACAGATGCATGGCAGGCGCTCTACGATATGGCGAGAAAGGTCGACTATCGAACCGGAACGCAATTTATTGGTGAGTGGCAGGAAGCTTTGTCGCTTCCAGATCCTTGCTTGCCGCAGGCAGCCACGGTTGAGGCCAAGCGAGCGCAGATTGAGTTCCGATTGTCTAAAAGGCGATGGACCACAAAGCGCGACTATGAGGATTTGGCAGCCTTGTTCGGGCTGACGGTGACGATCATTCCGGGTTGGTGCGTTCAAAAGCCAGCTCTGTTCGATCAGTGCTTAGATGCGTGGTTTTTCGACTTTGAGAAGCTTGGGCGGTTCCGCGTCTACATTGACATTACTGGATGCGCAGGCGACGGCTTCGACTATGACTACGATTACGACTTCCCGGCCGATGATCCGAACTGCTCGGCATATATGTGCCTAATCGAGCGTGTGAAGCCAGCAAACGTTGTGATTTTTTGGAACCAAGATCCTGTCGGCTCAGGCTGGATGACCTGCGGCGACAGTTGTTACACGACCTAGAGAGAGGGTAGCTAGATGTGGGACGTACCATTAAAAGTGGCCAACAGCGGGGCCACACAAGCCGGCAAGCATCTGCACGGTGAGTTTAATAACAAACAGGCCGAGCTTGAGAAGGCGGTAACGCATAACGGAATCACGCTAACCGTATATCCTGGCGATCCAAATACAGCTACAGACCCCAACGAAGAAATGCTGGCCGAGTCAATGTCGCGATCCGCATCAAGTGGAGTTTTCTACGAGGACTCCGGGGCGGCTGATGCATATGTTCTGTCTGCAATTGGGTCAACGGTTGCGCCCAAGGCTTACTTTGACGGCATGAAGATTCTTTTTTATGCCGATAACGCTAACACCGGAGCGTCCACGATAAACGTTGAATCGATCGGCATCGTGGACCTACTTGGTCCTGGAGGATCGGCGCTTGTTTCTGGTCAGATCACAACGCAGCTGAACAGCGCGACCTACGACGCGGCGGCAGGCGACTTTTACCTTGATCCGTGGCTCACCGCGACGCAGGCTCAGGTGAACCCTGGTACGGTGACGGATGTGTTTGTGTCACCGGCTACGTTGCATGGGCGATCATACCCGTTTTTTATTGTCGCTGCAACTCAAAGCATTCCCAACAACACTGTCACGCAGTTTACGAGCTTCGGTGCAGCCACAAACTCAAACGTGCCAGCCGTTACAGCCAACGCCAGCAGCATTACAATCGCTGCCCCCGACACTGGCGGATACGCGATTTTTTACGAGGTGTCAGGGACAGCTCCAACGATTTACGCACAACTCAACGTCAACGGAGTTCAAGCTTCTACTCAGCAGGTGACCGGAACAACATCAAGTTTCAGGCCCAGCAGCGAGACGGTATTCGCAAATCTCGCCGCTGGCGATGTTTTGACCTTACTTGGATACCAAAACAGCGGCGCAGCGGCCAACGTGACGGGCCAGATCCAACTCTTCAAGATATAACCACACTGGATAATCCATCATGGCAAACCTATCATACACAGTCGATCAAATCGGCAATCTCGCGTCTCAATACATCGCAGCCCATGGGCAGAAAGAATGGAAAGAGGTCATCTATGACGGCACCAATCTCGTTGTGCCGGACGCGCTTGTCAGCAAAGTCCAGGCTCTGGACCCGGACAAGCAGCCGGTGCCTGGATCTGTCACAATGGTTCAGTGCCGTGAGCAGCTGATTATTGACGGTCACATCGATGCAGTTGAGACGGCGCTGCAGGCGGACACATCAACTGAGGGCAAGCGCAACCTCGCCAAGTGGGAATACTCAACTGTCGTTCCTCGTGATGCGCCGTTGGTTACTGCTATGGCTGCGGTTCTCAACCTAGATGACGACGATGTTGATCAGATGTTTAGAGACGCGGCGACACTTGAATAGGGGCAGGCTAACTTGTATCGCGTAAACCTGAAGGGGGCATGAGGTTTACAATTGAGAACGATCTGCTGTTCTTGGATGGAAAGCAGGTCGAATACCGACCGACACCAAACATCGGCGTCAGAATGCGTCCGCGCATTGGTGTGGTGCACGAAACGGCCAGCTCATCGTT